CTATAATATATGCTACTATGCCGAGTTTACAAGGATTGAATCCCTTAGTTTTATTCTCACATAGTAACTTATAGTAATATTTCGGACTATATTGGTTAAATATAGCCATTATTAACAAAATAATGCCACACCTATTAAAACTTTAGGTTTTCCCATAAAGAAATATAATCCAGTTGTTTAACAACTGGACTTTTTCATTCTCCTTTTAAAATAGCTTCGTAATCATTAATAGAATAATTACGTTGAACTAATTTTAATAAATCATTGGCAGAAGTATATGTACTTTCGGTTCAAGATGAACCATACATAATTTCGTCATGTTTATTTAAATAGGAGAATCCTCTTAATGTGATCTTACCAATATTATATAAGGATAGGATTTTGTTTCTATCTTTATTAAATATTGATTCCACATTTAATTCATTTAACTTACGAGAAGCATCAAAAAGAGATATACTGTTATCAGCATATTCTTTTACAATGTTTCAAGAATTTTGAATAGAATTATAAAGAGCATGGAAAATAGGATAATTAATACAATCATTTTTATCTTCAAAACTAAATTTATTCAATATAAGTTTAGGATTATTGATAATTGATTTATTAATATTTCCAACCATATTAGCTAAACCATCAGATAAAGTTCTTTTATATTCGTATAAAAGAGTTGCTTTATCATTAGGTATAACATATAATTCATTTGTAACATTTTGAGCAAATAATAATCTCAATTTATCATAAGTGTAATTACCAAAGTTAATATCTAAGGCTAATACAAAAGTTATAAGCTTATTATAAGTTTTAAAATTAATATTCATTAATTTTCTAGAAGTTTTTCTAGATTTAGAATCAAAAGATTCTCAATAAAATTTATAATAAAGGTGTTTAACCATTTTACTCAAGGAAAATTTAGAATAATAACTGTTATTTTTAATTTTAAAATAATCATATAATATAGTTAAAACTATAAAAGGATTATTAAAATTAGAAAGAATACCCTTTGAAGGTATTCCAGTTATTTCCAAACCTTTCTGAAATCAACGTTTAGCAAATTCATAAGTATCAAAAGATACATGAGTTTTACTAACCGAGATTCCTACACCAAGTGATTCAATAACTTTAATATATGTTTCGGCAATTTTATCATGTTTTATCACGATATCATCACCTAAAATCATATATTGATTAAAGTTATCCAATCCATTTAGACGTGCACAATAGTACACAACTAAATGATGGGCAAGAGTAAAAGCTATTCAAGAACTATAAGTTCCCATTGGTTGACCAGCTCCATAAGAGACTGATCCTCCATCAGGAAGTATAAATTTTCTTGACTGTAATAGATACATTCAACTTAAACCTAGAGTTTCATTTTTGAAAATTCTAGTTAAAAGTCTTTCCTGTAATTTAACAGGGAATCTATCAGTTGCAGAACTTAAATCTAATGATCAAAATTTATGATTATTACTTAAATCTCAAAAATGCATAGGATCTTGAGTAAAAGTACGATCGGTATAATGTAAATTTTTAATTAAATTATACAAAATATCGTGAATACTTTTCAAAAATAATTGTGTATAGTAATCAGAGATTGCTATCACTCTTAATTTTGCTTCAGGATCTTGGACAAATGATATTTTTCCATTAAAGTTTCCTTTAATGTTAACAATATTATTGTCAAATGCATATTTATAACTACTACAAAAATAATCTTGACCTTTAATATCAGTTATATTCATAATTGATTGCATTTCAGAATAATTATAAGATAATAAATTTTGAAGTGCTGTTAAAGTAGCTGGACCTTGCGGTCCTGCTTTTGTTGATAAAAATATTTTACTACGATCAAAACATGGTTTTGACGAATGTAATTTAAATTTATTAACAAAGTCATTGATTATACCAGAAGGAATAATATATTTTCCTTTTGGTTTGTCAGTTATAGAATTATAATTAGGTTTAACTTTATCTCATTCTTTTTTATTTAATACAAAACCTCTAGAAAAGGTTAAGATAGATAATAAAAGTTTAGATCCAGATAAACCACAATTTATAAGAGGTTTTAGGAAAAATAAGATTTTTGGTCAACCTTCAGAATCTATACCGATACACATGTTATTAACCAATAATGGTTGACCACATATGAATCTTGTACAATGTAATCTTAATTGTTTTAAGATTTTAATTGTATGTATAGTTCCATTATTTTTAATTAATTTAAAAATTAATGAAAAATAAGGACGAAGGTAAGTTTTAATATTGAATTGTGGAAAGCATATTGCTAATAATCTTCATAAGATTTTAGTAAAATTTCTT